CCAGTGCCACCCACCCCCGGAAACCCATCACTGGACGCGCTCGGAATAAGGAAAAGACCCCACGCTCCACCGTTCTGTGTAATATCAGAAGAAGCAGTCTTGGCCGCAGTGGCCCACCCGGCTCTAGTGCCCGTAGCTGTTTGTGAATCTGACTCTTCACCCAAAAGTCTAATAATAGTTACAGGAGTATTGTTCTTTAACCATGCCTCTGCGGCATACGCGCCATATGTAGGCGATGAGTTGTTTCCCGTTCTCCAATCTGAGCCACCCTGTCCATCTAGCGGCCTACCAAAAATACGCCTAAAGTCATTAATTGAATTACACTGAGTGGGCATCATTCCTGGCCCTTTCTCAAAACGACCGATAATCGCAGGCCCTATCGGCCCTGGCAGCTCATTCGGCTGGGAAAGATCGATTTCTTGGGTGAAAACACCGGGTGAAATATATACAAAATCTTCTACTGGCATTGTAACGCCTCCTTAAAAAACAATTTCTCTTTAATAAGTAGTATTTTTACGAACCAAATCGCTCACATTATAATAATTTAGGGCAACGGTGAAGGGCCTCAAAACCTTCAAATCCTAAGCTCCGTAAGACACCAGGACGCCCTCCTCAGTGATCTCTACTTCACCAAAAGGGGGATCGCCATCTTCAGCGCCATCACTTTCTATTGGCTCGGGGGTCCCATCTCCGTGATCTCCGTCAATAGAGCCCTCATCCCCTTCCGGGGTGTCCGCGCCAGCAATAGGAGTATCGGCACCTTCCTCAGGCACAACATCCGTCGTCGGTCCGGGAAACGGTTTAGTGTTGCCGTCCAAATCAAGGACAGCCTCGTGTCCAAATACTATCTTTGTGGCGCTCTGGCGATAAACTAATTTTGGCTTTTCCTGGTTGGGACCGTCGCCCACCAAGTAGCCCAATACATTAATCTTTATCGTGGTCTCATAAGATTTCTCGTCCCCCCCTATATCGGATGAGTTGCTCTCTAAGGAAAAGTCTTGCTCCACAAAAGCTTCATAACGATGATCAAGGTCGCCGAACCTAAAATAATTTATCTGGCCGCCGTGGCGCACAAACGGAGTTATTAAGTTGTTTACCTGTTGAAGATAGTTTGTTTTGATATTGACCTCATACAGAATATTAATATACACAGGAAGAGGAATAGTGACAGTTTCGTAAACCACCTTCTCATTTCTAAAAGGAAAATTAACTTGGTTAAATAAACGCTTCGCCATGGCTGATGCGAAATTACTGGTCTTGTCTTGTTTTATCCTCCGAGCAATCGTAATAGACCCCCCCTTCGCATCGGGAACTGGGGGTATGTTGGCCTGGATAATCCCCTTGCGGGCTGGGTCCTTAACTATTTGTGTTCTAGAGATGGTTATTAAGGGGAGCTTTAAGCTCCCGTTGTCGTCCCTGAGATCTATCTTGTTCTTTCTGTGATATGCCCTCTCTGCGCTCTGCCACAGAACGGGAACCTTTTTAAACCCATCACGCGAAATAGCATGCAGGTCCAATGTCTCATCGACATATCGGAAAAAAGCCTCATCTATGGTTTCCAGCGTGCTTGCCGCAAAGATCTTCTCCCGTATAATTGTAGGATCACTTGCCATTAAACACACCGTCCCTAGCTCTCACGCAATTCGCCGTCACTTCTATACGATGATCAACCTGCCCAAACAGTTGCCTGGGCTCGTCCGTGCTAACAATCTCATAGTACACGTCGCCGTAGAGAACAAAATCGCCTTCGGTTACTGCCAAGTTCTGATCTTCGCTCAAACGCCTCTTGTGAAAGTGAAGAGTCACCTCACTAATCTTATCGACCCCCTGCGCGCCAGTGACAGTCTTATAGCTCTCCCAATCCACCAGCACATACACCCTTATTGGCGGCAAGAAGACCTTATCTAAAGCCTCTCCATACACGGGGTGAAAATTCGTATGACTCAAGCTTATAGGGTAGTACAATACTTCCTGTCCGATAACTCTCTCTATGAGTTCATCATTAACCTGTTTAACAAGGTCCCGCTCCTTCTTTCCGAGAAACAAAGGAGGGGGTGGTTGCGTCGGTCTGGACCATTTGTTTGTTGCCTGTGACATCTAATTATCCTGTATACACAAAATAGGGGACTGTCTGGTAGGTCTTCCGCGAAGATTCAGCGATTGCAGCGTTGGTTTCTACAAGCTGAGCGTATGTAAGCTCATCCAACGTTTCTTTCAACTCCTCTCGGAGTTTTTCCTGCTCTTCCTTGGCTTGACTAAGGAGGTCGCTGGCATTCAAAGTTACCGATTCGCCGGGGATAGGAATAGTGGCAAATTTCCCCCTTATCTGCCCAAGCATTTCCTTAACAAGAGCTAGTGCATAGCGACGAATCCATTGTTTCCCCATCGAATTAATCTTCGTTATGGGGATATATTGAAATGGAAGCGTATTAAAGTTATTAACGCCATCTACATTACTGCTACCAATAGACTTCTCGTTCTTGTCCCATGAATCAGTTAGCACTGAAAACTCAACCCAATACTTACCAGGCCCCCCCGCAATCGGTCTAGGGAAGATCCTTATTATATTGTTCTTTATCTCATAGGAATAGTGAGAGTTACGTGTATAGATGGCATCTTCATAAGCCATCGACTGCATTTTATTCTGCCACACAGGTACAACCTCAAATGTAGAGTCATCAGCATACATGCCATACGTAGACAAGTTCCCCACTGCGTTCAGACCTCCGTAGTATCCGTAAAATCTCCACATAGAGTGTGGTGTTTTATAATAGACGCGACGAATAACCACTCTGTTGTCGCCCACCTGATTATAATATGGGAAAGACGCAGCCGACGCTGCCGATGAGGAAATAATCTCTTGTAGGTCATAGTCCTGCGTCTGCGTGCTCGCACTAAATGCAGCGGAGTATATGGGAATAGTCCCTCCAATTCCAGCTTCTGTCGCTATAGCGTCTCCCACCTGTCTCGCATAACCGAAGTCAAAACGCGGGTATCTCAATGCCAAATCATTGTGTACTGCTGTGCCGCTTAGCTGTCCTCTTTGGTCAAATGATCCAGTTGTATTGCCAAGCGACTGCGCTAGTGCGTTCTTGGCTTGGTGAGTGTTGACAATAGTACAATACTCTAGAACCGCTTCCTCGTAAGCAGCAAAGACGTTCTTTTCAGTTACCTCAACGTCAAGAACATCCCCCCCAAGCTTACGAAAGGTATAGTTTACCTGCTCCACCGCGCCAGTGATAAACATAACATCGTATAGATGATTTGTCTCCCCATCTTGCCGAACGGATCTCACATACACACCCAGAGGGTAATTGGCTATAACTGCCGCAGAAGTATAAGACCCTGTTTCAGGTAACGTAACCGCACTGGTTGCTGATGTGGGTGTCAGTGTTGGGACTGCCATACATTGTTCCTCCTACACATTAAATAGTTTTCTTGGGAGGTATTAGAGAAATAGCCTTATTCTTTCTTAGCAGCTTTGGTCTTTCCCCAAGTCTTCTTTTTGGGCGTTGCTTTAGTTTTTGCCTTAGGCACAGCCTTAGCCTCCACTTCTTCAACCACAGGCTCAGGAGCTTCAACCACAGGCTCAGGGACCGCTACGGCCTGTGCTGCTGCCAAGGCATCGGCCTTTCTTTTTAAATATTTAAGTCTTTTCTTTTTCATTCCCATCTTAAAGTCCTCCAGAACTTGTATTAGCTAGTAACATAACGAACAGTGGGCGGCGTAGTTGGAGCTGCTGTGCTGGCTTCAGCCGCAGCAGTTACACACCAGTGAGTAAAACCACTACCAAAAGCAATCCCCTCCGGGAATACATAACTTCTCTTTGTAGAGGCAGGACACTCCAGCACGAATGTTGCCGCAGTTGTTCCAACCGTAGCAGTAGTGGCATCAACAAGTTTAAAATAAACGACAGTGCCGTAGGATGAGTTATCAACTTCAACCATGTACAGTGTACCTGTGGTGCCTGTGGTATTCTCTATTGCGGTATTACTGACAGCGTCATCTTGAACAATTTTTGATGTCAACAATGAGGTTGTCTGACTAGTAACTGTAACAGCCATACTTTGTAGTTCTCCTGTGTTATAAATAGAAGATTAAATCAATAAACACCAAAACAAAAACCCCGGCCTCCTAAGAAGCCGGGGTTTCATAATTCACCCTATTCTAGTTTAGATCAGGTTCCAGTCTGTCCAAGTAGACCAGTGACAATAACGAGACCATACATGTCAGGTCGAACCATCTTCTTGGCGTACCGGGTCATAACACCCTTACGAGGCACGAAGTCCTCAGTACCGAAGATAGTCGGCGTGACCTGTAAAGGCACGTATGGAGCGTACACATAGCCCGACTCAAGGAAGCTACCACCCTTACGACCCACGAGAACAATGTTTCTCGGGAAGTAAGGATCGACATAGACATCCCACTTCTTGGAAAGACTACCAGTCTTGACCGAACCAACGGTACCACGATCACTTTCACCAGAGACGTTAGCGCGGAACCCGGCAGTAAACTCAAGGATGTTAGCCACCTCTGGGCCGCAAACGATGAAGTTTGCGCCGCCACGAAGCGTCTTGCGGTGGATCTGAGCGCTCACGTCATTAATGGTCTCGACAAGAGTCTCATACCATTCCGACACATTGCCCGTGAAGTCCGGTGCCTGTGTGCTTGCGCCAATCTCCACACCAGTTTCCTTGTCGACAAAGAGCCCAGGCGAACGCGACCAGAAGTACCGGCCAGCCTTAGCACCCTGAACAAGATCATTAACGATCTCCCGATCAATTTCAAGAGCAATCTGCTCCGAAAGGATCTGCGTAAGCTCAACCTCAGCATCGAGGTTATGGTACGCATTAAGATCTTGACCAAGTTCCGGAGTCCACTTAGCCTTGAGCTTCTTGGTGACCGCCGTAACAGCGACACTATCCACCTTGATGTCGATCTCGGGGATGTCAGCGTTAACCAGACCAGTGTTCTGGACGCCCTGCGAGCCGCCGCCAGCGCCTTCAAGTCCCCACAGAGTGGTGGCCGCAACAGCACCGATCGGCGCACTACCGCCAAAGTCGTCGCTAATTGCAAACTTATACGCAGACATCAACGCACTCGCCGAGGTCAAGACCTCAGCGGCGGTGTCGCTCGAAGCAGTAGCCGCAACCACGAAAACCAAGCGGTCATCGGTGACAGGGCTAAACTGCGTGAGACGACGAATCATGGGATTCTTGGGCGTGGAACCCGAAATAGAAATAAGGTTGTCCAAATTGAGCTGGTCGAACTGAGTAAGAACAGCTCCTTGCGACTCACAAATAGCCACAACAGTACCCGACAGATCCGGATCGTCATGAGTAATGAAATCGAACAAATCCTTAGGATTCTCGATAACAACATTATCATAACGAGCGGTAAGCGTCACCGGATAAGTAATCGGAGTCACTCCACTAAGAGTAACAGCCCCCGCTTGAAATCCCTTGCCCACAGTACCCGTTAAGATAACTCTGGGGTTGCTAAGGCCAGTAATCGACCCGGTCGGTGATGCGTAACCGCTATTCAACGAATAGAAGCCCTGCGAGGACTGCTCCAGCCCAGACAGGTTAACACCACCAGTCAACTGGGAAGCAACCACGCCGCCGCCATACAGCGAACCAGTGCCCGAACCCAATCGATTAGCATTGAACGTAAAGTCCATGAAGAAGATCAGACCCGAAGGCAAACTCATAGGCTGGACACTAACAAGATCGTTAGCAATCAAGCCACCAAAAACACGACGAACAATCGGGAACGCAACAGAAGCAAAGCCCTGCACATCACCCGCAGACATGGACGAAGCCTCCTTGAGCAGCTGTGAAGCCTGGTTCTCAAGTAAGCGAGCCATGTTATTTTTCTTATAATCAGAACCTAAACCTTCCAAAAGTCCGGTCTTGTCCCACTTTTCAAGTAGGGCAGCACCTTCCTGCTGGAGGGAACGCTCTTTAATACCCTCAGTAAGGGTTTCTAAAACAGACATTTATAAATCCTCCTTTTAAATCTATTTCAATCCAGCTAATGCTTTCCAACGATCTAAGGCTGGTGCTTGATCGCTTGGTGTTGACTCCCTCTTTCGAGCGACCAACAGCGCTGAGGAAGAGCGTTCAACGGCTTCGCTAAGTGATTCTGGATGGCGTTTGGTGCTGCCCACTGAGCTTTGAAGTGTCTCAAAAATTAATTTTGCTTCTTCCGCAGATTTAGCCTCGGAGAGTTTATCAGCAACTTGTGATTTTTGCCGCTCATTCAGGGAGTTACTTTCCAAAACTTTAACTTTGTAGAGGAGTCTAGCATTAACAATATTAGACTCCTCAAGAATTTCTTTCATCATTCCTATAGCTTCTGTTAGCTTTTGAATGCGTGTATCTTTCTTACCAACTGTTTTTTCTAATTGCTTATTTTCGCTTTGAAGCTTTTTAACTGCGTTGTTGATTGCTTCAAAATCTTCTTTATGTTCGTCACTTTGGAGCATGGCAAGTAATTGCTTGGCCTTATGCTGCATAATTTTCTCTGGTGTTGCGGCCCAGCCTCTTTTGGTCGGCTCGGTCTCAACCACAAGTGATTCAGCAATCTCTTCAATTGCCTCTTTAATATCGGCTTCAGAGATGTCTTCTTCTAAAGCTTTCTCGCCCTCAACGTCTTCAATTGCCTCTTTCTCTTCCTTTTCTGTGCCGGTATAGGCGGCGGGACTCTTGCCCCAATCATCACCTTCCGTCAACTCCTCTTCAGATAAAGCTTGAAGTTCTTCTTGAAGCTTCGCCAAGTCTAAAATAACAGTCTCCTCTGGTGACTGCTCATTCTGCTCAGCATCATCCGCAGTTACAACGGCCTCTACACTCTCGGGCTCATCATCAGGGCACAAGCACATTTCAGGGCTCATCCCTTCTAAATCCTGCTCAACCGACGTTTTCGCCTGGTTCATAAGCTCATCATCCACCACATCTTCCTCCGACGGGAGCAGCTCTTCCTCGTCAGCAAATGGGTCGTCTAGTTCTAACATTTGTTCCACCGCTTCTTTGATTTGCTCCGAATACTTCTCTATAACCGCAGCCTCTGCGCTGTTATAGGCAGCCTCTCTAAGAGCCTCTGCTTCTACTATTGCCTGATCAAGTAATGTGGACATATGATTACTCCTGAAAACACGTCATAACTAAATAGTTAGTTTTTGAGTAAAAAAACCAAGTCTATCGGTATTCGCACATTCTAGCATCAGCCGATGTCATTAACACCCGAACCACTGTAGTAGTTCTGGGGGACATTGCTACTCGTAATACTCGTCATCTCTCCTAACACAGAGAAGGCTCCGGTGACTTCAGCGTACTGGCCTATGACCACTATGTTTATATGATCAGTCTTAACGCCAAGAGTCAATGAGCCACTCGGCTCCACCACATAAACATGATCCCTATAGATAGGCTTGGGAGGATTTGCAGTGCCGAAACCGTCATAATTAAGAAAAGAATTCATGCCTGCTGCTGTATTGTGGGCCGTAGACACTGCCAAGTGAGCATCTGTCGGATCTTGGTTTGAACCAAAATAAACGTATAGATATTGCGTGAAAGGGGAGGTAACCTGAGGATCCCAGCTTCCCGCACTCGCAACATTTCTAGGCGAAATCGATTTTATTACAATATTCTTTGTAACATACGGAAAGTTGATACGATAGATTGACCCCGAATTCTGAGCGGCTTGAAGAATGCCAGTTTGTAGATAGGACTTGCCCGCCGACTGGTATGCGGGGGTGTGATATAGTCCCGGAGGGGGATACTTATAGTTGGGGTATTTTTCTGCCATTTCTTTCTCCGTTTCCTAGTAAATAGTCATCTTATGTCTAACTTCTTATTTCTTTCTTGCTCAGCCTTGCGAGCATTATTAAGTTTCTGCTTTCGCTGCCTTCTTCTCTTCGTAGAGGGCTTTTCATAGAACCTTTTATTTAAGTACTTCTCTATTATCCTCTCCTTCTTAGTCTTCTTTATGAATTTCTTAATTAAACGATTTGTATCGCCACGAACCTCGTCGAGAGACACCTCAACATTTATTGCTCTACTCATTTTTCATCCTTTTAAAGAGTTCCATTTGCCATTGGCAATCTTCATAATTCCCGAAATATCCACTCCAGGGTCGTTGGAGGTAAGCCCAGACAATGCTCTGCCCTCCTCCTGTTCAGTGCCGGCCACCGGCTTTACGTTCTCAAACACGTTAATACCGCCGCCAATAGGACCGACCGATTCATTAAGCCGACGAATTCTTTCTTGTCGTTGGCGCTCAAGTTCCTCTTCTTGGCGTCTTATATCTGCCGGATCGGGACCTCTCTTCACCTCAGTTATAGTTTGCGCACCCATACCTCTTACGACTTCGGATACGACCTGCGATAAAACACCTTCTTCGAGAAGAACTTCTTTGATTGTTTGCTTAATTAAAGGCTTTAA